CCGTGTACGGAGTACCATCTGCCTGTGTAATGGTATAACTAATATTATGTTGAATAGACATTTTTACAATGTTTTTAACATCTTTAAATAATGGCATACCGCTTTGGTTTCCATTATCAGACAAACTAACACCCCACCTGTTAAATCGTGGTGGTTCATTATTTTTTGTTTTATTTGCATTTTCTACAATTTTAGCGTTTGTAACTTCGTCACCCATAGCACCACCACTAGTACTAAAAGTTTTATATGCAATAGGGCCTTGTACTAACCTTTGAACAAGAGTTACTTTATCTGGAAGATATTCATCTAAAGAAACAGATGAATCAAGTGCCCATGTAAATTCACCTTTTGTTACCTTTTGACTAAGCGTTTCAGCAACACGAGAAGTAACTTCTGGAATACCAAAACCACTGGAGCCTTTAAATTCTATATCTGTTCCAAAATCATTAGAACTACGGTAATTATTCCAAAATTCGTGAAAAGAATCAAAGTTATGGGGGTACCCTACAGCAGTGTTTCTTAGTGCTCCTGCTGCTAGTGCTCGTTGTTTAAAGATACTTGTAGTTTCATAAACAAAGTTTGTTCCAGTATTTGCAATGTTTTTTCCAGCCGCTTGCGATGATTCGTTTGCTTTTCTTTCTGCTTCTATGTCTTTTACAGCCGCTTTTAATGCTGTTGTCAAATATGCTTCTTCTTTTGCAAAGCCAATATACAAAGCACGAATAGTTAAGTTAACAGCACAAACAGTTGGTACATAGTTTTTGCTAAATTTAGCAAAACGTACACTAGTTGATTCAACAAAACCTTCAACCATAAACAAAGAAGAAAACACAATACGAATAGGAAGAGGACTAAGAAAAGCGCCGTTTCCAAAGTTCTTTGTAATGTTTGTCTCAAAGCCAGTGGAATCAAAATTAGAAGCACTTTCACCAGTTGTACCAGTTGTTATTGTTTTCTTACCGTCGGTACCTGTGACTGTGGTAACAGTTGTGCCATCAGATTTTATTTCTGTACTGGTTGTACTACCATCTGAGTTAGTTACTGTAGTAGTGCCTGTAGTGTTAGCATTTGCTTGATTTGCTTTATCTGCTGTACTAAAATATGCTTTAATAAATTTTGCTGTATCTGGAGTAATTGACTGACCAATAATAGAATCTAAAACGTAAAGGTCAGCAAGAACACCAAGGCTTGCAACATCCCCATGATTGGTGGTATCACCATAGTTGTCTAAAGAACTTGTTAAAGGTGTAGCAGTATCTGTTGCCCACCCACCATTCTTTAGGTTTGTTGTAGCGTTACGTGCGGAAACAACTTCAGCCTCTCGGTTGAATGTTAATTCAAATGAAAAAGCCGCTGTACCAGCAACTGGCTGAAAGATTTGAGAAGGGTCTTGAAGCAAGGGGTTAGCCACCATTGCGTTCATTTCAACACTGCGGTCAATGGTTGCTGGGTTAAATTGGAAAAACAACCGTCTTTGTTTTACTGTTGCTGCTGATGGGTTGTCAACACCACCAAGCACAGAAGGGTAAATACCTCTAATAAAACCACGCTGTAAACGAGTGTCTACAAGTTGTCTTCCCCTAATAGGGTTATAGACGTCTGGTTGAAAAGGACGAGGAAAGATAAAGTTAGCGTTGTCATCTTTTTGACGGGCTAGAGTTTTACCCTTTTCATACGTAGACCCAAAATTCCAAAATTGATTTGATGCATATCCTGATGGCATTATGAGGACCTCAACATTGTCATTCGTACTTCCTGTTCAAGCATACTTGCAATTTCTTTAGCCATTTTGCGTAAATCAGGGGTAGAGCCTGATGTTTGGATATTAAAACTAGGTGCAACAGTAATAGTGTAGGAGTTGCTAGACGATTGTGCTGTTGACACAGATGAAGGACCTAAGATAGTAGGGTCTCCACCAGCAGAGGCTGATGGGTATGCACTGGATGGTCGTTCAGCAGGTTTCAAGTTAGATGTAGCGTAAACACTTCCAGAACCAATTACTTCACCAATGCTCATTCCAGAGTACTTAAAGGTAGAAGGACCAGAAAGGGATGAACTTATTGAGGTTGCGGAAACTTTCCCACTGCCACCAATTGAGTCACGTGATACTTCTGTAGAACTAGAACCTGAAGCCACAGTTGAATTAGGTGCTGTAGCAGTCCCAGATGCCGAGGATGCTGGTACCCCTTGACCACTTTCATATTCAGACCTACCAAAGGGAACACTGGATGGCTGGACGTGGAAAGGTTCGTCAGTCTGCATACCTTTTTGAGTAGCACCAGTAACTAAACCAAAGTTAGATGCATTGGCACGAATCCATTCGTTTTCAGACTGGCTTAGGTCAGCCGCAAGTCCAAGTTCATGCATAGACAATCCAGGAGGAGCCATTGGAGGACCACTCTCAGCATGCTTGTCATAAATCCAGACTTCACCGTTCCAGATGCGGTCAGCGTCTTTTGTCTTCTTTGTAGTACCTTCAGGCGCTTTAGAATAACGGCGACGGAAAGAAGCATCTTGACGAGCCGCACTACGACGTGCATCTCCAATTTCTAATTTAGGATTAGCAAGAAGCATCTGTTTAAGCGGTTCACGAAGTTTAGGGTCTAACTGGGCAAGTTTAGATTTGTTGTTAGCGCTTAATTTAGCCTCGGGAGGAGACGGTGCCGCTGGAGCAGCAGGAGTTGACACAGGTGCTTGACCATCGGTTGTAGCGTCTCCACCTAACTCTGTATTAGTACGTGCGCCCCAAACACCACGACCACGACCACGGCGACGCACAACACTGTCTACAGGGTCACCACCTGAGCCTGCAAGTGCAGCACCACCAGCGGTTAAGGCTAAAGTAGCGCCACCAGTAGGCACAGCACCCATAGCACCAGCAACCATCATGCCTACACCAGCAACTTTTTTACCTATATTAAAAGCAGAACCAAAAATATCACGATGCTTTTTGCTTGAAATACCTGCTCCTGCAATACCAGACAATTTTTCTTCAAAGGCTTGAAGTGCTTTTGTTGCTGCCTGGGTCATCTTTTCAAATGTGGCAAAGTTATCGTTTTGACGTTTGTAGAAGTTCTCCTCACGGTTGGCTTGAACTCGTGTAGTTTCTTCTGCTTGGTTAGCGTAGTTACCTTCAACACCCATTAACTTACGGTGCTCTTTATTAGATTGGTCGTAGTCGCCCTTACCACCCTTTTTCTTAAAGGCTACGTTTTGTTGCGCCATTTGGAGAACGAGGTCTTGCTGGTCATCTGCAATTCCTGCCATACTCAAGCGAGCACGGGTCATAGAACCTTGTTGAAAAGCACCTTTAAGCATCTTTTCATCACCAAGACCTGTGCGTTTAATTACGTCTTGATAAACCTGCTGGGCGGTTCGTTGCTTTCCACCAATGCCATACATACCTGTACCAAGAGTCATAAACATTTGGTTTGTTGTAGGTGCGCTTGCAAGTGACTTAGTCATACCTGCAACGTCTTCTGTGCTGTATGCATATCCAGAAGCGGCTCTCAAGGCTTCAACAGAACCTGCTTGCTTTTGAGCATTTAAACCTGTGGTTGCTTGTAGCCCAAGCAAAGTGTTAATACCACCCATCCCCAGTTTGTATTTCTGGAGGGGTTCACGGTATTGGTGATAAGTTTGGTTTTGGCTGAGTCCAGTGGTCTGCTGGTACAGCATGTTCATCTTGTCAGCGCCTAGGCTGTACTGAGCACCACGAGCCGCACGAGCATCCATTGCATTGATAGCAGAACCAGCAAGGTTTTTAATACCCTCCCAAGCAGCCGCTTTTGGTGATTGAGGAGGAGCGCCACCTCCGCCACCAGCCTCATTGATAATCATTGTCTTCTGGACGTTATAAGTATTGCCAGAGTTAACGCTAGTAGCGCCTTCTCCAGCACCAGGCATGTAACTGCTACCGCCACCGCCACCCTTAGCGTCCCCAATAGATTTCATGCTCTTGGCTACTTTGCCAAGTTCAGTTGCCCACTTTTTAGTGTCAGTAATAAGGGTAGGGAGGTCTGCCTTGAATTTAGTAATGTGCTTACTAAGTTCTTTAAACTCTTTGTTTAATTCAGTAAATGCAGACTTATCAATTGCGGCTTGGGAGTTGACACTGACTTTGCCGAGGTTTTTACCAGCCTCTGCTTGGTTCCCATTATTAAGTTCGCTCTGCCCAATGGCGTCTTCCATTACTATCCTCTACTTGAACTACGCCAGCGAGCCATTGAATACCAAAAGGCACGTTGACGTACTGTCATATATTTTAGGTCATTTAGACCAAACCCCTGATAGACAGTGGCTATTGACTCGTATTCCAGATAAGTAAACTGAAGGTTAACCGAATAAAAGTGAGACCCAGTCCATTAGAAGAGTTAGTTCTTCATTGCAAACGCCGCACTGAGTTTTCACCTCTTCCATCTTTGGACCTGGAGGGTCAGTGGTTAGCGACTTTACCAACTTGCTTCTATCACCAAGGTTGAGGGCTTTAGCCCAAACCTCAAGGTCTTGTGGCCTATCTGCACCGTCCCAGACGGTACAACGGGCCAACATAATCGTGTTTTGCTCTGCGGTTGTTTTACCTTTTTTAGCAACGTAAAGGCTGTCAGAACCTGTTGGATAATTCAGTTTTATAACTGAACCATTCTTGAGGGTGACTTCCATTGGCTTGTGTAAATCCTTAGAAGGGTTGTTGATTTTGAAGTCTTCATCAAGTTGCAAAGTAACAAAGTTTGTACCTCCACAACTACCACAAGTAACTTCTAGTTCACGTATCCGTCCATAGGTTGCTTTAATAGCACCCAAGAATAGAAGGTCACGGTCACCAATCATCAACTGGTCTACCAAAGATGTATTGTCCTGAATGTTAATATCACCAATAGACACAACAGCACGTGATAACAAGGCTGACATGTATTCGGCGTAGGACAATTCCTTTTTAGCAGATGCGGAAGCCAAAGCCTCTTCATCTTCACCTGTTAATTCACGGACAACTGCTGTTGTTTGCCATGCTTCTGTTTCATAGTTAAACAGACCTTTTAGTAAATCAACTGATGTAATTGGGGCATCATTAACTTCTGGAGCGGGGTCAGATATTACTGAGTTAGCAACATTTGTACTTGACATTTATTATTCCTTTTTATTTAAGTTTTAGTGAGCGCTAGGGAGAGCGGCGATGTCCTCTGGAGTCCATGCCAAAATCCAACCTTCGTTATGAAGAACCATTTCTTGAATCATAATGTTGTTGTCACCAGCGTTCAAACCGCCCATTGCGTAAGCACCAGGCCAGCAGTTAAACAACTTAATGCCCAACTTTGGAGTACCAATGAAAGTGGTTTTTGAACCAATTGCAACGCTGTCATTGTATGAAGCATTGGAGTGTGGGTGGTCATAGACCTTAACAATAATGTCGCAACGGTAGTCAGAACCACCAGTTGAGCCTGGAACACCTGACTGCCAGTTGTGGATAAAGCGTTGCCACTTCCACAGTTGGTCCTGACCTTCAATGATTCCACGTGAGAATGTCACGGGGTCAAAGTCAGATTGACCTACCATCTTGTGTGGGTGTGTGTTCATACCACCCTCACGATATGGAATCATCTCATTACGAACCGAAAGACCTGACATAGCGGCAAAGCCGATATTTCCGATTCCTGGTGCATACTGCGACAAGTTGATGGTATTCGGTGAACCAGGGTTATTTTGGTCCAGTGGGTAAAACTGAACTTCAAATTTAAAGTTACGAATTGGGTCTGTTCTAACGATAGGCATTAGTTACTCCTTAGAGGGTTTCTCTTACGTTGTTACCGCCAATAAATTGGCTGATGTTAATGACAATGAATTCTGCTGGTGATTGAAGTGATACACCAATTTCAATATTTACTTGACCTTGTTCAATTGAGGTGTTTGTGTTGTTAGTAGCGTCACAAGTAATGAAATACGCTTCTGCCGCACTACGTCCCTTGAGACCTCCACTTGCCCAGAAACTGGACAAGAAGTTTGAAATCTTTGCTGTAAGTTCTGCCCACAAACGCTCACCGTTTGGCTCAAACACAGCAAACTGTGAGATGCCATCAATGTTTGCTTTAATGAAGTTAAGGCTACGGCGTACAGGAATGTACTTTGTAATGTCTGTTTGTTTAAGGGTACGAGCACCATTAACAACAACTCCAGCGCCTGGAATGGCTTTCAAGGTGTTGATGTTTTCTGTGTACAGTGTTCCAACTTCAGATTCAGTAAAAGGTGTAGTTAAACCAAACACATTACGGACTTCATAGGCGTAGCCAGCAGGAGCCTTAGCAACTCCACGCTCAGTATCAACACGTGTGTACAAACCAGCAATTGCACCACCAGGGTATGTATTACGAAGTGCGGCAGTTCCAGAAGCGGCAGGGTTTGACATTTGCAGCATTGGGTAGTACACAGCAGCATATGAAGACTTGGTGTACGCCGCAACAGTGCTTGAAATAACGTTAGTACTTGTAGCAGTAATAAGTGGGTCAATAATCAAAAATGAGTTACCACGGTTTTCAACGTAGTTAATCGCATTATTAATAATTGTTGAGTTTGAGATACCTACAAGGTTAAACAACAATTGCCCATTGATTTGGTTAAAGTTATTAAGAGATACAGACCAAGCAGTTTGTGTTGCACCAGCAGTATTGTCTACAAGACTTACACCATCGTCACCCGTTGAAGGGGTTAACGTGGCATTAGTTACAGAGTACGTTGCGCCAACAAAGTTTTGGAAGTTAGATACTGAAAGGTACGATGAGTAATTGTTTATTACGTTTGGAACATAACGAGAATCATCAGGGGATAAACTCAATTCTGACCAACGCTCAACTTCTGCACCGTTATAAATAACAACAGCATTAAAAGTTGGAGTGGTATTAGCAAGTAAGCCAGCAGTAATTGTTACGGAAAGACCATTTCCCCACACACCAACGTTTTTAGCGTTAAGTTTAAACAAGGTTGTACCAGCAGTGCCATTAAAGGTTCCTGTAACGTTTACCGTGGCGGGAACAGCACTAGCGCCTACAACACGTGAAACATAAGCGGTACGCCCACCATTTGCAAAGAAATGGTAGACCGCATAGCCTAGTTCGTACGAACTTGAAACATCACCAAATTGGGCTTTGAATGAGTTCCATGAATCAACACTTACTGGAACACTTGGTCCACGAAGTGCCGTACCAAGAAAAGCGGCGGCAGTAGTAGTTGGTCCAGTAACAACAGAAGTCGCAAAAGGACTTTCTGTTACGTAGATACCAGGATTTGTGTATTGGGCCATTATAAACTCCTATAAGTGGAAATAGACGGGGAAAACATTTGGAAGTCAATAATCAATATTAGCGGTAACTGATTGAACTTGCTTGGAGCCATATATATCAGATGAGGTCAATTCAGCACCCATCTGCAACGTGTATATTTTGCGAAAAATACGCTTACGATAACCAGCCTCGGGGTCAAGGAGGTCAGCCGTAGTCCAGTCCAACAACTCCAAACGGCGGTTAGTGCCGTCAGCCTCTATGTTGATGGATGATTTACGGAATGGAAATACCTTCCGCAAAAGGGTTGCCGTTAACTGACGGTCATGTAGCGCCGTACGAGTAAACGTAGAAATCTGGTAAATAAGGTCAACGGGTATGAACTCATTAGTATGTAGAACTTGAAATTGGTTTTTATTTGCCAAGTTAGAAAAGTCTGGAGATTCACTGGGCCAGTACGTTAAAGCATCTGGACGCTTTTGCCAGTTTGTAGGAGCACTAGCCCCTCCAGCAGTATTAAAGTAAACCAACTCTGTTTCTGAATGCTGACGGTTACGGGCATGTACAAGGTCAATCATTTCAATAGTAATGAATGGGTACGTACGTTCTGTTTCCACTTCTGGGTAACGGAAGAACACTTGTACATCACGGGATTGGTCACGGTCATCATAAACAGTAATATTAGACAAAGCCTGTTTAAGGGCTTGGTCTTCGGCAAGTAGAAACCCAGTTCTAGACATTACGGTGCTCCAAAAGAGTTTTACGTAGGCTTGAATTAATTTCTTCTGTCTGCTTATCTTGTTGTTGCAAGATGCTTCCACGAAGTAAGGGAGTAGGAGCAAGGTGACCGTTGCCATACTCCAAGTTCATTGCCTGCTCTTGGGTAGCCTCATCACCAGTAATTGTGTAAGAAAACTGACGGTTGTCATGGACGTATTCAACCGAGATGGAATCAGCAATTTCTGCCCAGCCTGTATCTGATTGGCTTGCCTGCTTGCGTAAGTCAGTTTGCGCTTTAGCGGCACTGCCATGCAAGATTTGCATTAGAACTTTGTCGTACTCACGAAGCATGTTATCC